TTCATCCCCGCCGTCTGGTCGGCCAAGCTGAACGCCAAGTTCTACCTGTCCACCCTGTACGGCGAGATTGCCAACACCAACTACCAGGGCGACATCTCGGGTATGGGTGACAAGATCATCATCAACACGGCACCAAGCATCACGGTATCGGACTACGTTGTCGGTGGTGCAGGTTTGAACTATCAGGTTCCAACACCTGACGTAATCGAGATGGTGATCGACAAGGCCAAAGCTTTCGCGTTCCAGATCAACGACGTGTTGGATTTCCAGTCCAAGCCCAACTTGCTGGACATGTTCTCCACCGATGCTGGTGAGCAGATGAAGATCGCCATCGACTCGACCGTGTTGTACAACACCATTTTCAACGCAGCCGCCGCCAACCAAGGCGGTACAGCGGGTGCGAAGTCTGGGGCGTACAGCTTGGGCGTGTCGGGCATCCCTATCGCAATCAACGCAACTGCGGGCGACGCATCCAACGTGTTGACCAAAATCCTGCAGATGGCGTCGGTTCTGGACGAGCAGAGCGTGCCTGATTCGGATCGCTACTTGGTCATTGACCCTGCGACCCGCGTTTTGCTGATGAACACCAACTTGGCACAGGCCCAGTTCATGGGTGACAGCCAATCCATGGTGCGCAACGGCAAGATCGGAACCATCGACCGCTTCACGGTGTACGTTAGCAACAACCTGCCATACGCAGCAGCCAACGCCACGGTGTGGACTTCAGGCCAGGCCAACGAGATTTCCATCTCGGCAAACACCAACGCAGCCAAGCGCCGCGTCATGGTGGGCGGCCACAAGTCGGCAATCACATTTGCGTCGCAGATCACCAAGATGGAAACGCTCCGCAACCCGAGCGACTTTGGCGACTACATTCGCTCATTAAACGTATTTGGTTACAAAGTGATCAAACCTGAAGCACTGACTGTCTGCATCATCTCTTGATCGTAAGCACGTAAGCAAGTAGAATACGGCCAGTCTCACCACTGGCCGTTTTTATTTATGCAGACCCTTGACGCATTTCTACCCTGGGTGTTGCCAAAGGCACCGGGGTGCTCGACCCCGTTTGCGAACCAGGCACTGGTGGACGCTGCAATTGCCTTTTGTACGGAGTCGCTTGCAATCCGCGAGATGCAAGCCAGCTTCCCAACGGTAGCCGCCACAGAAGCGTACACCCTGACCAGCACCGCCTACGAGGAGGTGACCAAGGTTTTGGCAGTGAAGCTCAACGGCTCCAACCTGCCGCCCATGCCAAGTGAGTTCGAGCCCGACCTGGTGGCGTACAGCGGGCAGCCCACCCGGTACTACACCCGCCGATCAGCAGGGGTGCTTAGCCTTGTGCTTTACCCAAACCCCGACCGGGTTTACACAATACAGGTGCAGGTTGCGAACCGTCCCAAACGCGGGACGGCACAACTGGCCGAAGACCTGTACCACCTGTGGCTTGAACCACTTGTCGCAGGGGCGCTGTCTCGCCTGCAGAGTACAGCAGGCCAACCGTTTTACGATCCCATGTCGTCGGCCACCAACGCACAGATTGCATTGAGCGGCGCGCGCAAGGCCCGCCAGGTCACCGACACCGGCAACGTGCAGGCCACGTCCATGGTGTCACCTAACCCGTGGGGTAACCGATGAGCTTCGCAGCATTGGACGTTGGCTACCGCGCAGCCACACTACTCAACGACACCGCATCGGTGCGCTGGACCGCAACTGAGCTGGTGGTCTGGATGAACGACGCAGCCTTGGCGATTGTGAGCAACGCACCAGATGCAACAGCCACGACGATGGAGGTCACACTGGCAGCGGGGGTCAAGCAGTCACTCGCCAACTTGGCTGAGATGGCGGCGCTCACTCCGTACCAGCTACTTGAGGTGACTCGCAACACGGCAGCCACAAGCGCGCTGGGTACCGTTCGCCAGGTCACGCGCACCATCCTGGATGCACAGTCGCCAAATTGGCCAGCGGCAACGCCGTCCGTGAATGTTCAGCACTTCGTCTACGACGCCCGATCCCCTGACATCTTCTACGTTTACCCACCCGCAACAGCGTTGGCCAAGGTTGAGATTCTGGTGTCGATGCTGCCAGCAGCAATAGCTGCGCCACCAGGGGCGCTGTGGTCAACCATCACAGGCACGGTCGACATGGTGAAAGTCTACCTCCCGGTAATGGTGGATTACGTCTGCTACCGCGCGCTCATGAAAGACGCAGTGGTAGAGGCATCGGTGCAACGTGCAATGGCGTTTTACAAATCGTTCTCTGACGCGGTGGGCATCACGGAGAGCGCAACCCGCACAACAGAACCAAGCCCATCGTCAGTGGCGGGGCAGGAGTAATCAATGGCACAGGCCCTCATATCCAACAACGCAACAACGACCATCAGCGTGGCCGTGTCCACGACTGGGCAAACTACGCTCACCGTCGTAAGCGCGACCAACTTCCCGTCGTCCATCGGGACCGACTATTTTTATGTGACGCTGCTGGACAGCGCCAACATCCCTGAAATCGTCAAGATTACCGCAGTGGCGGGACTGAACTTCACGATGGTGCGGGCGCAGGATGGAACCGCAGCCAGGACATTCCTGATCGGCGCAACGGTGCGACTGGCGATCACCAAGGCGGTGATGGATGAGTATGCCAGGGACGCGCTGGTGGTTCACAAATCAGGCGACACGTACACGGGCGCTCACGTTATGACGGCGGCCACGGTGACGGTGCCGACAGCCACACCCCTGACGAATTCCCTTGTGGTCGCGTCCACTGCTTACGTGGAAGCCGCCGTGGCGGTGGAGACGGCCCGCGCAGCACCCAAGGCCAACCCGACACTCACCGGTACCGTCACAGTGCCGACACCCGTCAACCCGACAGATGCAGCCAACAAGGCTTACGCCGACGCACTGGCGTTTTCGACCGTGGTGCTACCGGCGCAAGCGGGGAACGCTGGGAAGTACGTCACAACCGACGGAAGCAATGCGTCCTGGGCCACGGTTGTTGGCGTCTACAGCTACACCTCGCGCGCCAGTCTGCGGGCGCTAAGCCCAACGGCTGATGCGTTGTACGTGGTCGAGGGCTTGGGTTTGTTCCGGTGGGTGTCCGCATCAACGGAGATGGACGACGACGAAACCGCGTTTGCTACGGCCAGCGGGGTATGGGAATTGGTATCCACCGACCCTGAGTTCGTCAACGTGATGGCGGAAGGCGCGGCAGATGAGGTGCGTAGCGAAACGGTTGTGGCCTTGGCCGCCGCAGCCGCCAAGTTCAAACGCGGCACGTTTTCAATGAGCCTCACATCACTGGCAACGCTCACGTCGAGTGCGTTCACCGCCACGGTAACAGGGGCCGCCGTTGGCGATTCGGTCTTTGTAACACCGGGGGACGACTTCGGCACCACTGCAGCAGACAAAGGCGCGTTGTCGTTCGTAGCCCGCGTGTCCGCTACGGACACCGTGACCATCAGTATTCGGAACGCAAGTGCGGCCACGGCAAACATGACTGCCAGCACTTGGGCCGTTTTAGTAATCAAGCAATAGGAGAAGAATTATGGGCGTTATGACTGGAAAGCGGATCATCAGCAACCTAATCGCAGGGACGACGACTGGGGCGCAGCTTGAAACCCTGCTCACAACGGCTGCCAACAAAGCCGGGTTTATCGAGGCGCTGAATCAAGCTACCCCGGCGCGGTCACTGTGCCAAGTTGAAAATGCTTTGACGCAGGTGCTTCTGTCCACACAAGCCACTAATGCGATTACCAAATCGCCTGTTGCAGAGCCGCTGTTCTATGCCAAATGGTCAATAAGCAATGTCTTACTGGATGCCATTCGTACAGCACGCGCGACCTTTAATCAGGTGGTTGATGGTGGCAGAGGTGCAGTTCTAGTACCGTTATCTAGTTGGACTTCGCGTACTTTCCCAAGCCTCGCATGGAAGGGCGTTGCATATGGCAACGGAGTGTTCGTAGCAGTTGGTCACGCTGCGGCAGGAGCCGCGACTGCAACCGCAGCATCGTCAACGGATGGCATCACATGGACCTCGCGCACCATCCCCAGCCTAGCTTGGCGGGCCGCCGCTTATGGAAACGGCGTGTATGTAGCTGTGGGCAATGCAGCATCTGACGCTTTAACTACGACATCGGCATCGTCGACTGACGGTAGTGCATGGACTTCTCGGACTATTGGCAGTCTTGCATGGAAAGGCGTGACTTACGGCGCGGGTCTGTTTGTAGCGGTAGGCACCGCAGCAAGTGATGCAATTACTACGGTTGGGGCAACATCCCCAGACGGCACCACATGGACGCCACGCACTCTACCCAACGTTGCATGGAAGTCGGTAGCCTACGGTGGCGGGCAGTTTGTAGCGGTAGGCACCATCGCCTCCGACGGAGTAGGTACCATTTCCGCAACGTCACCCGACGGTATCACATGGACATCACGCACTATTGTGAGTAGTGCATGGAAGTCAGTGGCCTACGGAAACGGCGTATTTGTAGCGGTAGGCACCGGAGCAGCGAACGCGGCGACTACCGTTGCTGCAACGTCACCTGATGGCATCACATGGACCTCACGCACGCTGCCCGCCTCTCTCAGCTGGTCGTCTGTGACCTTCGGGGGTGGAGTTTTTGTAGCGGTGGCTAACAATGCCGGTGCCGCGCAAACGGTTGCAGCCACGTCTGTCGATGGCATCACATGGACGCAGGTCAACGTGACGAGCCTTGCCGCAAAAGGCATTGCATACGGGGCAGGTCTATTCGCAGCGGTTGGGGAATCCGCAAGCGCGGCGGTCGGCACTGTCGGTTTTACAAGCAGCTAAACCATGAAACTTATCATACAAAACTCCCGCGTGGTGGGCACCGCCACCGACGACTACAACGGACCCGACGAGTTTGTGTCCGCCCCTCAGAGCTTCGACAGCTT